GAATACACACTAGGATAGATGTTGACTCTGATAAAGCGCAAGGAGCATTTAGAGCGATGGTAGCTGGTATAGATAGTTCCATGAACTCTTGGAATGCTTTGGCTACACGTATTAGAACAATTGGTACTGTTATTTCTAATATGGTACAAGGTGCGTTGATTTCCAACTTAACCTTAGTCGTTCCTATCATTGCTGGAATGGTACCTGCATTATTTGCTGTTCTTAATGCTATCGGGGTTGTAGCTGGTGGAGCTGCAGGATTAGCGGCTGCATTTGGTGTTGCTGCAGGTGGAGTTATGGGATTTGGAGTTATGGCTGCAAGTGCTATTAAAATGCTTAACGATGGAACTCTACAAGCTACAGCTGAAACTAAAAAATATCAAAGCGCTTTAGAAGGTGTGCAAGATGCATGGCAAGGTATTATAGAGAAAAACCAAAGCCAAATCTTTAACACAATGGCTAATGGCCTAAACATGATAAAAGTTGCTTTAGCGGGTTTATCTCCTTTTATTAGTGGCGTGTCTAAAGGAATGGAACAAGCAAGTGCTAAAATGCTCGATTGGGCTAAAAACTCTCAAGTAGCACAAAAGTTTTTCCAAATGATGGGTACAACAGGAGTAAGAATATTCAATAATATGCTAAGTGCAGCTGGTAACTTTGGAAGTGGTGTTGTAAGTGTTCTCACACAGTTAGCTCCACTTGCAGATTGGGCTGCAGCAGGATTCAAAAGAATGGGACAAGCTTTTAATTCATGGGCTCAATCTTCTGCAGGACAAGAAGCTATTAAATCATTTGTAGAGTATACAAAACAAAATTTACCGTTAATAGGTCAGATATTTGGTAATACTTTCAAAGGAATATTTAACCTTATGAAAGCATTCGCACCTAATACTCACTCTATTTTAGAATCACTTGCTCAAATGTCTGAGAAGTTTGCTTCTTGGAGTGCTACTGTTGCTAAATCAGATGGATTTAAGAAATTTATGGATTACGTTAACACTAACGGTCCAAAACTAATGTCATTACTGGGTAATTTGGTGATGATTATCATTAACGTTGCTACTGCTATGGCTCCGTTAGCTGCAAAAGTTTTAGATGTAGCTATTGCTATGACAGAGTTTATCAAAAACTTAACTGATGCACACCCTGCTATTGGTATATTGTTAGGCTTAATTGCTACATTAGCAGGTGTATTCATGACACTAGGTCCACCTATCTTAGGTGTTATCGACTTTATCGGAACATTTATTAAAGTGTTTACAGGTGCGGGAACGGTTATAGAGGCGCTTATGTCTGTAGCTTCGGCATTGGCTCCAGTATTCGAAGGGATAGCAGCTGCTATTGCAGCTATAGATGCGCCAATAATTTTAATTATTGCAGGCGTAGCAGCGTTAATAGCTATATTTGTTGCTTTGTGGAATTCATCAGAAGTATTAAGAAATGCTGTGAGCGACGCGTGGAATGCTATTAAAGATGCAGTAGGGAACGCAATACAAGCTGTTATTGGATTTTTAGGAGAATTGCTTTCTCAAGCTCAAGATATCATGGGACCTTTAGTTCCTATATTTAAAAACGCTTGGGATAATATCGTAAAAGTTGTAGAAACGGCTATTCAGTTGATTTCTCCAATAGTTTCTCAAGGTTTCCAAGCTTTAGTTGCTGTTGTAAGTACGGTTTGGACTGTGATAACTACAGTTATTAAGGTTGCCTTTGATATTATTATCGGCATTATTACTGTAGCTTTACAGATACTTAGTGGCGATTGGTCGGGTGCTTGGCAAACAATATTAAAAGTTGGACAAAATATTTGGCAAAATATTGTATCTGCAGCTCAGGCTATATGGGATATTTGGAGTAAAT